TGGTCTTTCCCCAGCCTCGACCAGCCAATATGAGCCAGACCGACCAATCTCCCTTGGGAGCCATTTGTTTCTGTCTTGCAGAACCCGCCCACTTAACAAAGCTATTGAACGCGTGGCTTTCTTCATCAACAAATGAACTAGATAATTTTTGCAAATACTGCAGTTTATCTTGCTTCACGACCTGAACATTCATCCTTTGAACTCACGATTACCTTTTTGTGCTTCATATTAATTTTATAACTATAAATTTCGACGATGGTTATTTACAGCCTTACATAGAAAACTTACTTTTCAAAACCTGACGGTTAAAATTTTTTGCTTCAGCCTAATTCTTTCCCCAAGCTGTCATCAATCTCATAATTTATATCGTGATAAACGCAATACCCTATAACTGGGAAAAGAAAGTTATCTGGGTCAGCGCAGGCATAAATCATTACATGCGGGTTTCCATCATCATCTTTAATTAGATTAAGCCAATAATTGCCACCCCTTCCGCCCCAACAAAATAATCTGCCGCCATCTGCCAATGTGGTAAACTCACCTGCCACGCTTGAAAGATAACTTAGCGTCCAATCAAACATATTGACGCTAGTCATTATTTTTGCTCCGAACCAAATCTTCTATAACTGAAAACGCTTCATTGAGAGCGGTCTCGCCTCTATCTTCAGTTATAACATCATGCTTATCTCTTTGACCAAGAAGTTGTTTGCCTAGCCAAATAGCCATGGTGGTACTATTCATATCATTCATAATCTGCATTTGCTTACGGCGAACCGATAGCTTACCCACTTCTCTGCCACGATTGATGGTAGCCCTTATGTCTGGGTCATTGGTGTACCTATCTTCTAAGGTTCTCAATGGAACTCTGAAATAAGCGGCTAATTCAGGCATTGTGCAATTCAAAGCACTTAATCTTTCAAGCTCATCTAAATTGATTTCAATTTTAGGGCGACCAACAGGACGCTTTGCCTTTACAGCGGTGGTTGTTTTCTTTGTTCTGCCGACTTTTTTAGCCATAATTTCATGCCCTTTTTAATATACCACGGAAAATATTTGTTACTTGATTGTCTTTAATTTCATTCCGTATTCATTAACACCTTGTTTTACTTCATAATCGTCTCTCAGTATTAAACGATTTTCTTTCTTGAATTTATTATAGTTTACATGATGGTGAGGTCTGCCATATCTCCATACCATTTTGCTTACATCTGGGTGCAGTCTCATTTGCATTGCAGATTTAGGGGCTGTCCCCTCTTTAGCGTAGAACTCTTCTGTATTCCCGCCCTTTACAGTCTGTGTATTTGCCTTCTCTTGCAGAAAAGCATTGAACTGTATCGTACACCATTTGGCTTTGAGCATTTGAAGCGATAGGTCTGTATCTTCGTTATATCTGCCTCTCCATCTGAATGGCACATCATTACGAATTAGATTGCATGAGTAAATTCTGGTGTTGACCGTGAATGGTCCATAATCTTTTGCCCACTTGTCTACAACGAAGAACATATAATTCGGACCCGCCATAGCAACATTCTTGTAGCGCAATACAAAATCTTCCATTGCCTTGAATGGTGTTCCATCATAGCACTTGATGCGCTTGTTATCTCTCCATCTTCTGAAGGACTTGATGTTGTCATCCATTACCCAATGCCAAGCATGGCCTTCTGAGATAGAATGTTCCCAAATAAAGTTTCGGGCGGCTCCGGGTCCCTTGCTACGAGTTGCGCCTAGGTCATCACAGGTATCGTAGTCATCTTGAAATTTTTTATCTAAAACCAAGAGGCTGTCTTTATCTACATATTCCAGATAATCTTTATACTCCTGTTCTTCTATCACAAGACGATACGGCACCTTCATTGAATCTAGTGCCTTCGCAGTCAGTCTGCTATCTGCCCTTCCCTTTGATGGGATATATAAGGGGAATTGCGGATTATTCACTGCTGTAGCCTTTATCCTTTAAAACATCATTTATTCTGACTGGGTGCCACATAGAAGTTACTGGAACGCCATTACGCTTTTCCTGTTCACTATCTTTGATGTCTTGCTTTATTAAGCTAGATAAGTCCGCCAAATCATCCGCATTTCGCACATGAATAACAACTGTCCTGTAGGGCTTGAGGTCTTGATGGTCGAATGATGGCATATCATTCCAATGCTCATCAGGCTTGAACCAATCCGCTTGAACGTCATCAATAGATAAAAGGCTATCAAGCTCCGCATCTTCAAATCCCAATTTACTTAAATCAAAATCACCGTTTACCAAATCGTTTAATTCTTCTGTGAGAAACTTATATTCCCAATCGGTGTCTTGATTCAGCCTATTATCTGCAATTCTGTAAGCTGTTGCTTTTTTTTCGTCTAAATCAGCCACAACAACAGGCACTTCTTTCAGGCCAAGCATCTTAGATGCGGCGTATCTGGTATGCCCTACAACAATGACCAAATTTTTATCTACAACAATCGGCTGTTGAAATCCGTATTCTTTTATAGAAGCCGCCACTTTATCAGCGTTTGGGTTTTTTCTGGGATTTTTTTGATATGGTACGAGTTTGTCTAACTCAATGGTCTCAACATTCATCTGAACAACCTTTTACAATTCCCCATATTGGGATGCTGTTCTGACTATACGATATAATTCTGACAAAATAAAGAGGACAGAAAGGTGTTCGGAATTGACCCTTCTGCCCTCATTATATAACCAACGGTGTAGGCGACCAAACCATTCACCACGGAGGCAATCGCTAGATTGCAGACAAATATTATCACAATATCAGGCCTTGTCTAGTATTATATCCAATCAACCCTTGTTTGCTTCAACATTCTCATCCCCTCATTCATAGCCCTTGACCAAACAAACCAAGCATATGCAGTTGTGCCTGTAGATTTTTCTGGCTTTTCCTCATCTCCGCGCCACATCGTTAATCTTTTTGAAAAGACCAATATATGAGATGGTGGGAAAACATCGTAAATCTGAGATTTTCTTGACTGCCCCTCTAAAAATGCCAGCCGAAGCAGAAACGCAAACCTATCTATTCTCAAATCCATACATTTCAAAACAAATTCATTCGCTAGTTTATAAGGCGGGTTTGTAATAACATCAGACGCAAGTGCCTTTGGCTCCATCAAGAAATCAACATTACTTTTACCAAACCCAAAATCATTTAGGTCTGTGCTTATAACATTATGACCTTTTGCATCTAAAACCTTACTGATTGCACCGTCTCCACAGGCTGGCTCCCATATATCTTTATTGAACTCATATCTATTCAATAATGCTTCTGTAGCCTCTGGCGGGGTTGGATAGAAATCATCTATCTGTCTATTTGAATCTTTCATAATCAATCTTCGTATATGCCATGTGAAACATTAGATGAATGTGAAACCTCCTCATAGATATGTCTTGCTGTGTTGTATCTAAAAAATGCCTCGCCTATCGACCCATACAGCCCTTGCTCTCTAATCTTTCTGGCAATAACCCTTGTTTCATCAGCCTCAAAGTCTCTGTGAACCACCAAACCTACATCACACATATTATTCCAATGTGCTGACCCAGAAATATCATACAGACTTGGTGGAGGATATGCACCATCTGAGCCTCTTTGCATTTTGGCAGGGTGCGCCACCATCCACATTGCAACCTCATGAGTTCTGCAAAACTGCTTGCATCTACTTACCAAATCACGAATATGCTCATCTTCTCGCTTATTGCCATCTCTGGTGGCATCAATCTCATTATATGGGTCAATGATTATGCCCTTTACGCCATGCCTCAAACAAGCGGCTCTAGCCTTGGCGAGCAACCAATCTATTGTAGGCAATGAATCTTCGCTCTCAATAAAATGAAATCTGTTGTCCAAGAATAACATTGCCTCTGTAAGCTCTTGTTTTGTCATTCTGGGATTGGGACCAATATCAAATGGCTTGGCTATAACCTTTTCTGATAGCCGCCTAATATGATTGGCTGTGCTATGCTCTGGTGAGAAGATAGCAAATTTCCACCCATGATTTTTGGCTAGATTCACTGAAAGCTGGTCAATGAAATTTGACTTACCGTGATTTGGGATGCCTGTAACAATGGCAAATGTTGATGGCATCACCTTGTAAATCTCATCTAATTGCGGAAACCCAGTTGAGATGGCTTTCTGAACATTGCCATCATAAATATTGAAAACCTCTTTTTGATAATCTTTAACTGTGTATAATCCATCTATGGGGTGTGGAGCCGCCAATCCTATTATCTCCCTTAGAACCTCGGCTCCATGCTCCATTAAACATTCATTAGCATCTTTGCACTCTATATCGTGAATGTTTGGATATTCAATAGTCCAGCAACGGTCTTTCCCAAACCTATGTATAAGCTCTAGTTTTAAGGCTTGCCCTGCCTCATCGGCATCAACGGCAACAATCACCTTCTCCGCATCATGCAACCATTCACAATTTTGCAAGGCTTGAAACCTCTTGTCATGCTCATCAAACTTGGCTGTCTTGGGTGCGCCATCAGGCAATGTAACCGCATTGGTAAACCCAGCCTCAAACATAGAAAGCACGTCCATCTCACCCTCTACGAATATGACCTCTTTCTTTCCTGTATATTCCCAATGAGTTTTAACGGCATCCATGTTGAATAAAGTACGCTCTGCGCCATTCTCTTGTCTGAACTTCTTGTCTTTGGTGCGATATTTTATATTAACAAGCTCACCATCTTTATAATACGGAAACGCATAGCATGGCTCTTC